TAACAATCAGTTTGCAAGTGGTACAGAGACATATAAAGCAGCAGATGATATTAAGAAGAAGGAGACGAAAGAAACTGTAGTAGAAGAGAAAACTATAGAGAAAGTAATACCAGAAGTAGCACAGCAGAAGAACTTACCATATAAAGTAGAAGTAGAACTAGCAGAAGGTGGTTTAGTAAAACGCCCAACTATCGCAAAGGTTGGTGAGAAAGAACCTGAGATAGTAACACCCGTTAAAAATTATGGAGAAGCAGTAGAAGAGATATACAAAGAGGGTGCATCAGTTCTTATCAGTTCTTCTATAGGATTCTTAAAACAGTTGCCCGCATCCCCTGCCAGAGGCAGTGTCATGGCAGAGGCACAGAAGTTAAAAGCAATATTTGGCATATCAGATACAGCAAAACCCGCTAAAAAGATTGGATTGAAGTCTACACTAGACTGGTGGGGTGGAATGAAAATGGCGGGTGCTGCACCAATGTCACCTAAAGAAGAGAAGAAGGCACAACAAGATCCAACAAAGGGATCAAACAACCCACTTAATTTCTTAAAAAAACTTGGTAAACTTAAGAATCTTAAAATAGGTAAGAGATTAAAGTTCTTAAAGAAAACAAAGGTAGGAAAGAAAATTAGAAACGTTCTTGCTGTTGGTAAGAAAGGAATGAAGAGTGCGGGTAAGGTTGCTAAGTCTGGTACAAAATTAGTCAAGGGTGCAAGCAAAGCAGGAAAGGCATTGTTGAAGAAAGGTGCTAAGAAAGTCGCAGCAAAAGTTGGTGGTAAAGCAATAGCAAAGGTAGGTGCAAAAGCACTAGGTAAAGGACTGTTGAAGAAGATACCATTTGTCGGTCTAGGTGCAGGACTATTATTTGCAGGACAACGATTAATGTCAGGTGACTTCAAAGGTGCAATGTTGGAAGCAGCATCTGGTATTGCAGGTACAATACCTGGCGTCGGAACTGCTATATCTGTAGGTCTAGATGCTACACTTGCAGCAAAAGATATGGGTGTATTGCCAGGTCAAAAAGAAGCAGAGCAGCAACAGTCTGGTGTACAAGCACCTGATCCTACCAAGGACATGTATAATAGACCTATCATATTGAACCCATCTACTGAGAAAGCATGGAAGAAAGCAGTTAACGCTGCTGCTAAAGATGGTATCAACTTGCCTATGAGTGTGACATCATCATATAGAAGTCCAGAGCAACAACAAGCATTAATAGACGCAGCTGATGCGGGCGATGAGAACGCCATAAATCCTGCACCTGTAGGACAGTCACCACATGGACAAGGTTGGGCAATTGATATTGATTACTACTCAAAAGCAAACCAGTGGATGAGAGACAATGGTAAGAAGTTTGGTTTCCAATGGCAAGGTGAGGGAGATCCAGTTCACTTCGATTACTATAACAACGAACCTAATGATAAATGGTTACAACCTGGCAAAAATAAGTGGATTCCTAATCTTGACGATCCAGTAGGAAAACCATCATCAGGTTCTACTTCTCCTGCACAGGGTAGTGGAGGTGGATCTTCTATTACTGCACCTGGCACAGGTGTTGCAAAAGAAACTTTGAATAGTGAACCAGTAACACAAGGATTAGGTAATGGTCAGACATCTCCTAACGTAATTCCTATACCTGGCGAACCTAAAGTTGTATATTTACCATCACCACAAAATCCTGCGATGATGGCAAAAGCAACTAAAAAAGTTGACTTAAGAACAGTTATTGACCCCATGGGCAAAGGAGTAACAACAAGTTAAATGAAATTACCAGGCGATTCTGACAATATGGATAAGGGTGTATCACATGAGATGATGCAGAGATCTCTGCAGTCACAACGTCGTGTGGTAAAACGTGTTGGGTTATTAGAAGATAAAGTTGAACAATTAGAGAGTGTAGAGAATAGAGTTGATGATCTAGAAAATACTGAGATTGAACCTGACACACGACTTGGTGACTTAGCAGATGGTGCTAAGAAAGTTGCTAAGGGTATAGGCAAGTCCATAGGCAAGAACGCAGCACTACTTGCTGATAAGGCAGGTAAAGGCTTAGCGAAGGCTGGGAAAAGTGCTGCAACTGCAGCGGGTAAGGGTATAAAATCAGCAGCAGATGCTACTGGTAAAGGTATCAAGAAAGGTGTCAAAGGTGCAGTAGATGCAACTGGTAAGGGTATTAAGAAAGGTGTTAAAGGTGCAGTAGATGCAACTGGTAAGGGTATAAAGAATGTAGGTAAAGGTATAAGTGATTTTATAAAAGATAAAGCAAAACTTAAAAAGTCTATTGGAAAGGATAAACCCAAATCAAAGGATGATAAGGATAAACCAGACAAAGATCAAACAACTAGTGGTTCAGAGAATGTAAAACCACCTACACCTACAACACAACCATTAGATGATTTAGTTCCAGATCCAATAGCAGCACATAGTAAGGATAAGGATGGTAACACAATATATGATGTGAACGAAAGAGTAAGACAGTTCTTTGAATCACAGGGCAAACCTGTACCTGCTAAGTATGCTAAAGCTAGTGACTCACCAAAAGTAGAATCACTGGAGAACGTGAATGCAAGTGAGGATGATGCAGTAGACAAGGTAAAAAAAGATCTTAGTGATGAATTTGAAGTAGATGAAAAGATGAAGAAAGCATTTAGCGATGCATTGGCACTGCCCGCTAAATCTGCTGCTGTTGCAATGACAGATTTATTAGAGAAGATTCCTGCACCGAGTAAGGAAGCATCTAAGATATTGAATAGAAATATTAGTAAGTTGGCAGCAGCATTCAACTTAGGTGCTGCTAGTGCTGAGGTTGCGAATGATGAAGAGGATAATGACAGTGAACAGGAAGGCGAAAAGAGACCAAGATGGCAAGTGATGCTAGGTAACTTAATAGGAAAAGCATTTAAGAGTAACAACACTGCAGAAGAAGGCGGTGGTGGCGGTGGTCAACCCATGTTACCACCAGCTGCAGGAGATCCTTCATATGGAAGACGTGCACCATTTACAGGAACTGCTGATGGTATAGGACTTGGTGATCCTAAGTCAGGTGAAAGATCAATGCAACCTATCAAGAAACGTAAGAGTCTTGCTAGAAAACTGTTTAACATGACACCAATGGGTATGGCATTCAATGCAGGTACCAAGATATTCCAAGGTGCAAAAGGATTAGCGGGCAAAGCAGCAGGATCTGGTTTAGGTAAAGGTTTGAAAGGTTTAGCTGGTAAAGCATTTGGTATGACACCTATGGGTATGGGTTTGAAACTAGGTATGAAAGCGTTTGGTGGTATAAAAAATATATTTGCACCAAAAGATGAGCAAACTACAAACTTAACAGAACTAACTGATAAAGTTATACAAGAAAACAGAGAGTCAGCAGATGCTAAGACAGAAAAACAAGTTGCACTTGCAGCAGGAGTAGTAGCTGGGGGAGATACTCCTCCTCCTGCCCCTTCTCCACAAGAGGGTAGTGAACTTGCACAACCTGAGATTATTGATTCTCCCTACCTTGACGTATACAACCACACATCGCAATTCTAATGTCAGTAAATCAGAAGTCAAATTTTAATATAGTTGGATTCTTTATTGCTGACTACCCTCCTGTAAGTAATAATCAGGTGTTGTATGTCAATTATATTGAGGACATAAGATCTGCTACTATGCTTATGGATGTACAGATCACAGACACTGAAAGTGGTTTCTTATCAAAACTTACTGGCATGGAAAACGTGTTCATAGTGATTGATGATAGTGAGGGAAAGACACAGTTAGGTGGAGATTTTGTTATCTATGATATACAAGATAGGAAGAATATAAGTGGAAAGTCGTCAGCAGTTATAAGATTATGTAAAACTGACTTTTTAAATAACGCTGCTAATAAAATATCACGTAGATTTGGTAAAGGTGGTGGTGCAAAAATAGACAGGATCGTTAAAAAAGAAATCCTACAAGATCTGATGGGTATTGATAAGAATAGACTTGTAGATTTTGAACCAACTTTAAATAGATTTTCATTTGTATGTCCATACTGGAATCCATTTACTGCTATTAGATGGTTGGCAGCAAGAGCAATACCCGCAAAAGGTAGTGGATTTAATGCCACTGCAGGATATTGTTTTTATGAGACAAGATCAGGGTATCATTTTGTATCTTATGACTCTTTTTCAAAAAAAGAACCTGTTACTAGAATTGTTGCAGGGCATGAGGGAGAGGAATTAGAGGAAGAAGATGACAAGGGTATTATATCTGTATCAAAGGTGAATGTAGAATCATCGTGTGATTTATTGGCGGGTTTGAACATGGGTTCTTATCTAAGCAACACTATGACATTAGATTTAAGAGACATGAAGTATAGAGAATATCCTTTCAACATCAATAAATATTACAGAAGTGTTCCGTTAATGAACTCTCGTGAGACACCAGAATTCTATAAAGGATTTGATAAGAGTAACACATATACAAGAATTATGTCTAAAATATCTGACTCTGCATTGTTTACCAGAGGAATATACTCAAGAGATTTTACAAAACAACTTTCACAATCCTCATTGAGGGAAAAATTATTTTACAATAAAAAATGCACTGTAGAATTGGTGTCAGATTATTCACTAGAAATTGGTGAGGTTGTACAATTAGACATATACAAGGGTGGTAGAGATAGAGAACAAGACTTTGCTAACTCTGGTAGATGGGTAATTGGTAAAGTTGAAAGAACATATAAAAACAGTGAGGACAAAATGACCACTAAACTTACATTGTTTACTGACTCTGATGGTGAAGAAACATGATGAATGAAAATATTGCTAATTTTATAGGTAGAGAAGGGTTCAACTGGTGGATTGGACAGGTAGAAAATGATGGCAGAAGACATTGGAATGCATCACTACGTTTTGGATTAGGTGGTTGGGATTACACTGACTGGGATTGGACTAATAAAGTAAAGGTTAGAATCGTAGGATATCACAATCCAAACAGAAAGGAACTACCTACAACAGATCTACCATGGGCACAAGTATTGATGCCACCAATATACTCCATGAGATCTGGTATGGGATCTATACACCAGTTGCAGATTAACAGTTGGGTTATTGGATTCTTTATGGATGGTACATCTGCACAGATTCCTGTTGTCATGGGATCTCTTGCTGATGAGAATCCTGGCGGAGGTTATGGTGTAGAGGGTGGTAAAGAAGAGGGATTTGCACAATTAGTATCACCTGACTATGAGTATCCAGATCATAGTGACGATGGTAGTAGTGCACCAAATACAGGTAGCACAATCGAGACTAATGAAGAAACTGGTGTAGATGAAGCACCAAAAAACAATGATGGACATACACACACTTCTACTGATGAAGAAACAGGAGAAGAGACTGATAATACTACTGACGATAAGAATGAACGTGGTCCTGCCAAACTAGAGAGTGAGAAACAGGCAATAGCAACCGAGAAACAAAAGGTTACAGTCCAAGTTGGTAATGGTAAATGTGGATCAGAGACTGCTACAAAATTAGAAGGTCCTCTTGCTGAGTTTATGAAGTTTGCTCGTGGCGTAGAGAAAAATGATATAGACCAATTTATTAATAAATTAGATGGTTCTGTTGTTGACATGGACTATGAGATAAACATCATGTCACAACGTATACAAAAGAAACTTACAGGACTGACTGCCAATATTAAGGGCGTGGTCATGGAAGAGACTAACAAACTTGTGCAAGATGGTTTAGATGAACTTAGTATCCCAAATCCAGAGTTAGATACTGCAGTCAGAAAACAACTTAAAGATGTTGGTGACCTTGTATCATGTCTATTCAAACAATTATTAGGAGAACTTGGTGACTTTATAAAAGGTATGCTTAGTGATCTAGTAGAGAATGTATTAGACACTGCTTTATGTTTAGTTCAGAACTTCCTTGGCGAGATCATGAAGAAGTTGATGGATAAAATACAGAGTGCATTAGGTATATTGAAAGGTGTTACTGGTGCTATCAAGGGTGCAGCACAGAAAATACAGAACTTGCTTAATAAAGTATTAGATTTCATAGATCTATTCTGTGATGGCGAACTATCATGTGCTATTGGTGCATCTGTATTTGAAACTGGTGTTGGTGCAAAAGCAAAAGGTAATGATGCTGCTGCGAAAAATAAAGCACAGTATAAAGTTAAACCACCTAATTCTGTATCAGTCGTGGGTAATGGCAAACCTAAGAATGGATTTGTACCTGTGGTTGATAAG